CTAGACAAAGATGAGAAATCTGTTTTCAAAACAAATAAAGCCGAAGATGCAATGAAGTATTTGAAAAAGAATTTTGATGAATTAAGAAAAGGTGGAGTACAAAAAGAAAAAACAACTGCCTCAGATCTAGATACAGATTATGACGGTTCAATGGACTACGAATTCACAGGTGACGATGGCGAAATGGCAAGAGGCACTTTGCACTATAAAGTTGTAAATGGAAAAGTAGTACCAGACTCTTTAAAAGGTGAATCAGAATACAATGGTAATCATAAAGTAGATGACGAATTGGCTACAGACATGGTTAAGCCGGGTGGTTCTGATCACGAAGATGCTCTTAAATCCGCTCAGGAAGATTATGATTATGAATCAGACAGAATGCGTTCTAAATTTGGTGCTGAAGATAAAGAAGATGAATCAGAAGAATCAAAACCAGAATTACCAAATGCAACACCTGAAATGGTTGAAGAATTTATCAAAAGTTTCTTTGACTACACAACAAATAAATTTCCAAAAGGTGAAACTGCAATCTTAACTGCTGTTGAGAAAAAGTTTGGAGAAGACCTAATAGGCTCTGCACAGGAGACTATCCACAAGATGACAGCCGGCAACGACCAAGAAATAGAAAAAATTAAAAAATTGGCAGGCGTCAAGTAATTAATCTTACCATTTCCGATTGACTAAATAGTTTTGTTAGTATATAACTTGACAAGTATGCTTGTTTGTGCTATATTAACAATAAGGCACATAATAATAAAAGGCAATATAGGAGGCTAAACATTATGGCAACACTAGCGGAAATAAGAGCGAAACTGAAAGATCAAGAAGTTAAATCAGGTGGCTCTTCAAGAACAGGCGGAGACAACGCCATTTATCCATTCTGGAATCTAAAAGAGGGAGAGCAGGCAACTGTACGATTCCTGCCAGATGGCGATAAAAACAACACTTTTTTCTGGAAAGAACGTTTGATGATCAAACTACCTTTCGCGGGTATAAAAGGTGACACGGATTCAAGACCAGTACAAGTTCAGGTACCATGTATGGAAATGTATGGACAAACTTGTCCAATACTATCTGAAGTCAGAGGTTGGTTTAAAGATCCTAAGTTAGAGGACATGGGAAGAAAATATTGGAAGAAAAGAAGTTACATCTTCCAAGGTTTTGTAAAAGATGATCCACTAAACGAAGAAAATACTCCAGAGAATCCAGTAAGAAGATTTATTATTGGTCCACAAATATTCCAAATAATTAAAGGAGCATTGATGGATCCAGATATGGAAGATCTTCCAACTGATTCTACAAATGGTGTAGACTTCAGAATAATCAAAACAAGTAAAGGCGGATACGCAGACTACTCAACATCTACTTGGTCTAGAAAATCAAGACCGTTATCAGAAGAAGAGAATAAAGCGATTGAAACTAATGGTCTATTTGACCTAAGTGGTTTCCTTCCTAAACAACCTTCAGAAGTTGACGTTAAGGTAATCAAGGAAATGTTTGATGCATCTGTTGATGGCGAAGCATACGACCAAGAAAAATTTGGTTCGTACTTCAGACCAGCAGGTATTAGTGCAAGAACAGGTGATCCAGTAACTCCGAAAGCAGAAACTCCTGCTCCGGAAGTGAAAACAACACCAGTTGCTGAATCTAAACCAGCAGAGACGACTGCGGCTACAACTGATGATAAATCAGGAAGTAAGGCTGAAGACATCTTGGCGATGATTAGAGCACGACAACAAAAGTAAAGCACATTGGGGGTCCTGTTCGCAGGATCCCCTAACAAAGGGAAAATAAAATGGTAAAGGCATTCGACGTAAGTAAATTTAGAAAGACACTAACTAAATCCATTACTGGTATGAGTTCTGGATTTCATGATCCAACAGATTGGATTTCAACAGGAAATTATGCACTCAACTATCTAGTGAGTGGAGACTTCAACAAAGGTATACCTCTAGGCAAAGTAACTGTATTTGCAGGCGAGTCTGGTTCAGGTAAATCTTATATCTGTGCAGGTAATATTGTAAAAGCGGCACAGGATCAAGGTATATTTGTTGTACTAATTGATTCTGAAAACGCATTAGACGAGCAATGGTTAACAGCATTAGATGTTGATACAGATGAGAAAAAATTATTGAAACTTAATATGTCCATGATAGATGATGTTGCAAAGACAGTATCGACTTTCATGCAAGACTACAAGGCTATGCCAGAAGAAGAAAGACCAAAAGTATTATTTGTTATTGATTCTTTAGGTATGTTATTAACTCCAACAGATGTTGATCAGTTTACAAAAGGTGATATGAAAGGTGACATGGGTAGAAAACCTAAGGCACTAACGGCACTTGTAAGAAACACAGTTAATATGTTTGGTAGTCATAACGTAGGTCTTGTTGCAACTAACCACACATATGCATCACAAGATATGTTTGATCCAGATGATAAGATATCAGGTGGACAAGGTTTTATCTATGCATCAAGTATTGTGGTTGCAATGCGTAAATTAAAACTAAAAGAAGACGAAGATGGTAACAAAACAACTGACGTAAAAGGTATAAGAGCGGCTTGTAAAGTTATGAAAACAAGATATGCAAAACCTTTTGAAGGTGTACAAGTTAAGATTCCATATGAAACTGGAATGAATCCTTACTCAGGACTTGTAGATTTGTTTGAGAAAAAAGGCATCTTAAGTAAAGATGGTAACAGACTTAAATATGTTGATTCAAAAGGGACTGAAATCAAAGAATATAGAAAAGTTTGGGAGTCTGGTGGAGAACTACTAGACAACATAATGAAAGATTTCAACAATTTAATTACTGTTGAAGAACAAACAACTACAAAAGAAGAGGAGTAAGATGTTATCAGGATCACAGATTGTAGAACTTTGGAATTTTTTCAAAGAATACATGGATCGTAAACAACCGATGGATTTGATTGCAGAAAAGTTTGTAGACTTACTTGCTGACCATGGCGTCGAAGACGAGGATTTAAAAGACGCCTTAGGTGCAGATGACGAATTGGACAAGGCAATACAATACTTTTTAGATATCGGTGGCGAAGAAGAGGATTATTAATGGCTGGATGGTATCAGAAAATTGCAAGAGATATTAGTGCAATACCAGAAGCAATAAAACATTATGAGGCAGAACTTGACTCTGCAAGAACAGAATGCAGGATCAGAGGTAATGTTGAGAAGGCTTCTGCCGATATGCCAGGCATAGTTGAACAGAGATTCAATCAATTACAAGAAATAGAAGCAATTTTGCAGTACATGAATATAGAATTGCGTAGATTAAGAAGCAAACACTTCAAAAAATATTTAGAAAATTATCAAAGAGCACTATCCAGCAGAGACGTAGAAAAATATGTCGATGGTGAGGCAGATGTTGTTGATTATGAAAAAATAATTAATGAATTTGCACTTTTAAGAAATAAATGGTTAGGTATCACTAAAGGACTTGACCAAAAACAATGGCAAATCACAAACATTGTTAAATTAAGAGTTGCTGGTATGGAAGACGCTTCTATATAAGCACTACCTAAAAACACATCCAATAAATATTAAAAATGAATATTCCTACCTACGTAATAACCATGATTGGAGAAGGCATTAGCGAAATGTTGGCCCAAGAGTGTATAGATTCCGCAAATAAATTTGGCATTCAACCAGAAATTTTTCCTGCTACTTGGGGTGACGACGTAGATAAACATTTCAGTGAGCAAGACTTGAAAGTTTTCAAAAAAGGACAAAGTAGAAAAGAAATTAATCCAGGTTTGAAAGGTTGTTTGCTATCTCACTATAGATTATGGAAGAAATGTATAGCAAGTGCCAAACCTATGATGATATTTGAGCATGATAATTTTGTTTTACGTGAAATTCCAGAAAATTTAATGAATACATTTGAAGATGTACTACATTTAGACTTTGCAAGTAGAAACGTAGTAAATTATGAAGATCATACAAAAACTTATCATGGTGACGGTGTAAAACAGTGGCGTCCTGTCTTGCCAAGATTGTCGGGACACGAACTTTACAACAAAACTCACATAAAAGGATCACACGCATACATCATTAAACCCTTAGGTGCCACAAAAATGGTGGACTGGGTTTGGAACGTTGGTGCTATGAGTCCTGATTTAGCAATGAACAGCACTGCCATAGATTTACGTTACACATTGACTTCCTTTTGTAGAATAAATCCTAGGTATTGGATGGAAAGTAAAAAAAGAAGTAAAAATAGTTTTTGTAGACCTAAGAGATATAAAAATGACGTTTGATAAATTACCTATTGAAGGCGACTTGCCCGTAAACAAACAAAATATCATCTATTTTAGTTGCAATCCGAAATATTGGGTCGAGT